AACCGCCAGCGTCTTGTCGTCCGCCTGGTGTGCGCCTTCTGCTGCGGTGCCGGTGTGACATTGAACAACCTTTCGATGGAGCTTGCCTCCGAAGAGGTGTTCCGCCGTCCTGAAGGCTACCTCATACATACCTACGTGAGCAATTACCAGTACGTGTTCCTGAAGGAGACGGCCGCTGCCCAGCGCATGAGCGTGGAGGGTATGCTGACGGCTGCTGCTGAACTGCTGGTGGGAACGGATGACGAAGGTTCCGGATACCATATTCCGGAGAGTCTCGGCCGTATCGCTGACCGCGTGTTCGAGG